AAGGGTGCATTCCAAGGTGCTAAGAAGGGTATTAAAAAAGGTATGAGAGAAGATCTTAGATCAATCTATGAAGGAATGTATGACATAGATCCTAAGACAGGAGAATCACCTGTAGCGACTGCAACTAGAAAAGCAAGAAAGTTATCCTTATCTAAAGATCCTAAAGATCAGAAGAAAGGAAGAGAGATGGACATTGCAACTACCAAAAAATTGATAGGTGAAAAAATTAAATATGATAAGTCTGGTTCTTCTATGGATTATTTTCTAGGTCCTGATCCAAAGAAAACAAAATACTATAAGGATACTGTTAAGAAAAAGACAAAGAAAGAATCAGTTGAGTATACAGGACCTAATAAAGAAGATAGAAAACAAATTAAAAAACTAGACAACCCTACTTATGCTAAGAAGTTAGCAGATTATGAGAAGAATATGGATCCTAAGAAGCGTCAGGCACTTAGAGATAAAGCAACTAAGGGTATGAAGTTTACTCATGAGGGAACATCTTATGGTATAACCAGAGGATCAGGTAAACCATCAGGTGCTATGGCTGCCTTTGGAAAGAAGACTGAAGATCCTAAGAAAAAGTTTCTAAAGAAACATAATTGTGCATCTAAGGTAAAGCATGAGGAGTATGGTGTAGGAGAATGCATTAAAGAGATGCATACATTAGATGAAAATGGTAACATCTCACATTATGATGTTCTATTTGAGAAACAACTCATTAAAAATGTACCAGTAACAGAGTTAGATATTCTTGTTAGTGAAATGCATGAGCATTATATTAATGATGAAAAGAATCAAGAAGTTCTAGAAGGCAGCATGAAGCAAGCAAGAAAGAATGTTGGTGCATCTACATGTTGGGACGGTTATAAAGCAAAGGGAACTAAGAAAAAGAATGGTAGAGTAGTTCCTAATTGTGAAAAGGAAGAAAAGCAATGGAATGAGGAGTATCTTGATGAAGTTCTAGGTTATGCTGCTAAAATTGCAGGTGGTATGGTGCGTGATGGTGTTAGAGGGTTGAGTAATCCTGACATAAAACCAGGCAAAGATACTGTAAAAGACTTGCAGAACATGTCGGCTCAAAAAAAAACTGGATCTAAACCAGTAAAGAAACCTGGTGGAGCAGGTGGAGTCAAGGCCGAAATAGATGCTAAGAGAAAAGCAGCAATAGAAAAACAAAAACAAGAGAGAAGAGAAAGAGCAACAAATATTTTGACTGCTGATAAAGCAGCAAAGAAAAAAGTAAAACAAAGTGATACTGGACAATCATTGAGAGATGGTGAGGCAGGTGGTGCACCAAACTCATCTAAACCTCTCAAGACTGAGGCAGTTCATCAATCTCAAAGACCATCTAACATTAGAAAAAAAGCAAAACTAAATGCAGCACTTAATAGATTACAAGATTTGAAAGTTGCATCTAAGATGAAAGAAGAGGTTGAGTTAAATGAAAGACTAGGTGGTAAAGGAGTATCCAAGAAAGCTGCAGCTGGTTCAATTTATCCTGGCAAAAAAGGTGATGGAGATTATCCTGACTCAGATAGAGGTGCAGGTAACAAAGCAACTAGAAGGGCAGGTGGTAAGGTAAAAGTAAAGAGTCCTACATTCCTAGCACACATAAAGAACAAGGCAGTTAAGAAAACTAATGAAGAGGTTGTTACTGAGATAGCAAGGAAGCATCCAAAGTTGGAAGAGAATCCTTATTCAATGAAAAATAAATTGAAGATGGTTGGATCATCTATTAAAGATAGAGTGAAGCAAAAAGCAAGAGCTTTGACAACTACTCATAAGGAGGAAGTAAAGAACTGTGGGTGTGGAAAAGATCCATGTGAAACTTATGGTGAACAGAAAGAAAAGAAAAGAAAAAATGCTTTACAGATACAAAAGTATATTGGTGAAAAACATGACACACCAAAAAATGTAAAGAAGATTGCTAAAGAACTAGACGCTGCAGTAAAAATGCATGCTAGTCAGGCAAAACGATTAAGAAAGGCAGGTCTTTCTGAAGAGGAAACCAAGAGCACAGAGGACAAACAGATAGAAACAAAAAAGAAACGAATGAACATGATTAAGAAACAAATACTCCAGAAAAAACTAATGGCAGTAAGGGCAGGTGCTGATGGTGTAGCATCCTAAATAGGAGCATGACATTAGATTATGACAATCCCTGGTTATATAAAGGTACAAATTTCACTTCTGACGATATTGACGGTAAGTTCGGTTTCGTCTACAGGATTACTAATATACAAACAGGTAAACAATACATCGGTAGAAAGTACTTTGTGCAGAAAAGAAAACCCAAGGGCGGAAAGAGAAGAGTTACTTCAGAATCCGACTGGAAAAAATACTATGGAAGTTGTCCAGAATTAAAAGAAGATATAAAAAAATACGGAAAAGATATTTTCAAGAGAGAAATTTTATCTTTGCATGACTCGGTAGGGAAAACAAATTTTGAAGAGACTAGGCAACTCTTTCTTAATAATGTCCTAACAGAAAAGTTGACAGATCATACCCCTGCCTACTATAATAGTAATATTCTAGGTAGATACTACCGCAAAGATTATTTTGATGAAAATTTTTCTTGATACTGCTAGTGCAGATGACATCCTAAAGGGTTTGGAAACAGGTCTTATAGATGGTGTAACCACAAACCCAACTCTTATACTAAAAAATGGTGAAGATCCAGAGACAGTATATGGTAACTTAATTAGTATGGGTGTTACAGACCTAAGCATGGAGGTTGTTACTGATAACGCAAATGTATTTGTAACCCAAGGTCAAAGACTGTCTGATAAATTTGGTGATGCAACTACAATCAAAGTTCCTTGTACACCTGCAGGATTAAAAGCATGTAAGATTCTAACCCAGTCAGGTATCAGAGTCAATGTAACTCTTATATTCTCAGCAGCACAGGCAATACTTGCAGCAAAAGCAGGTGCAACATATATCTCACCATTTGTAGGTAGAGTTGATGACAATTCTTTTGATGGTTTATCTTTAATAAAAGAGATTGGTGATTTATTTACTGCACAGATGGTAACACAGACTCAAATATTATCAGCATCTATTCGTGATGTAAAAAGTGTATCTCAATCTTTTGCAAATGGTGCAGACATAGTTACCATGCCTCCTGCTATCTTCCATAAAATGTATAAGCATATACTTACTGATAAAGGTATTGAATTGTTTGATCAAGACTATGCAAAAACAGTAGGTGGTTAATGGCATATCTAGTTCATCCTCTGCCACCCAGAAAGGTATGGGTAAAGAAAGAGTATCTCTATGACTTAGAAAAAGGACATGGAGAACTAACGCCAGGTTTATGGATATCTGTTAGGAGTATACAGGCAAAGGCATTATACTTTGAGACATTACTAACTGACTATGGTGCATTGTTTGACAAGTTACCTTTGAGTGCATTTGTATGGAAAGAAGATTATGATAAAGATAATCAATTACCATTAGATGTATTAGAACTATGGGACTGCTTTGACTATAATATTACAGTTGTAGAGAAACCAATATTAGGTAGATGTCAGTTCTTTGGTAAGGATAAAAAATTACATGCAGGTGAGTATGAGTTTACTATTGATACTGCACATCCAGACTTCTCTGTATTAGATACTAACTTCTCAGAGCATGATCCTGAGCATAAGACATTTAATATTATTGCACTAGACAATGGACAGTTTGCTGCACAACCAAATAATAGATGTCAGTTCTTTGATAATAGTCTGATTGATTGTGACAACTTAAAGAAACCAGACTTTAAAGTATGCACTCAGAACTATGCTGTAGAGACATTACCTAAGTGGTGGTCTGTAGGACACACTGATGAGTGGGCATATAAAACAATGGAGGAAGAGAAGGAAGAAGGAACAGTTGAGATAAACATAAACCCAGAATTGGATGATCCTGTAGAACATTCAGAGGCATGGTATGATTACACTCGCAACGATCCTAATAGAGAGAATCCATTCACCGTTGGACATGGTAATACAGCATAAGTATAAACTCGTAGGCAATAATTTTTGTTAAGTAAGCCGCTCTTTTGTGTTGTAATCTTGACTAAATAATGATAGAATTAAGGACAAGACAATGACCTAAATTCTTTTGTCATGCGGTTACAAATTAGTAAAAAAATGTCACACAATTCACTATCTTTCAATCAACTAGCAGAATGGACTCCTTCCAATTCATCCGAAGATGAAAATCTAGTAAATGACTATTTTGATTGTCTAATAGAGTGTGATAGCGAACTACACATCTGCAAAAGAGTGTGTAGAGAGATGTTAATTTAAGGAAAAAGAAATGTAAGAAACCTAGACCCTTGACTCTTTGAGTCAGGGGTCTTATAATGTAAAGATGATATCACATATAATAGACGATCTATTTGACTCAACCTTCCTAAAGTCTTTTGAAGATGTTCTTGTGCATGAAGTTCCAGTTACTGCGAACAATGCAACAAACACTCATAGATTTTTTGGTACAAATATTTTTTTGAGAAGTAGTCTTAATAGAGTTGAATACTTACATGATAAAGCAGAAATATTTTTTGATGCTTTTGATATCTTAGAGGACTTATTCAAAAGTCCTATATACTTGAAGAGAATTGATGTTAACCTTCAGTTCAATTGCATGGATGGTTCTACGCATGTAGACAAAGACTCTGCACTAACTGTTATGATTATGAATAATAGTGAATGGAGTCAAGAGTGGGGCGGTCAGTTTCAGTTAATTGAAAATGAAAATGTTGTTGAACAACATGACTATGTGCCAGGTAGAACTATTATTTTTCCTGGCGACCATCCACACAGAGGACTAGCACCCGTAGTTCCTTATACACCTAGGTATACAACTGTATACAGAATTATCCCAGAAGAAAAATTATGATTGACAACCTACCATCAGGACTGTCGTTTGAAGATGAACTACATCTATTAGAACATGGGTATGAATATACTCCTAATACTGGATGGTCTGAAGAAAGAAAAGATAAACTTGACAGAGCAAGAACTTTGTTTATAGAATCAGTATTAAAACCTGACACTAAACTTCGTGGTTGTGCACACAATCAAGGTTGTTATGATGAACTGATGGAAGTCAGAGCACATGTATTACATTATCTAGGATTTAAGGACAATGAAACTCAGACCTAAACCTAGTATTCAACAAGCAGATAATTTCTTCCCAGAAGAAATAGCAAAAGAAATATCTGCCTACCTTAGAGAATCTTTATATCGTTATGGAGAAACAGATAATCAAAGTTATCCTCCTACTGGATTAGTAGCAGATCTTTATCACATAGATGCGAAAGAAGAAATACAAATATCTGATGAGACAAAATTAATTTATAATTATTTTATTAAACATATTCATGAAAAATACACTGGTTTCTGGAATGATTATGCTATCTACCGTTTGTATATAAATGTATTTGCTCCTAAAGAACAAGCATATTTTCATACAGATTCTGTAGGAGAATCAGATCAGTGGACATTCATATGGTATCCCATGAACTTTCATGGGTATGATATAAACCAAGGTGGTTGTACAGAATTTTCTCTGGACAATAAAATTATTGGTGTCCCACCATTTCCTAATAGTCTAGTCAGGTTTAGTTCTAATATTCTACATAGAGCAACACCATTTAGAGATCATCATAGGTTTAGTATTGCAATTAAATGTATGAATAAAAAAGAGTTAACACTCTAAATAAAACTATGAATTTATTTGACTCATTGCACGACTTCTTAGAAGATGATTCTGACAAAAATAAAGTCAATGATCTTTATGAAGATATGGAGAAGTTGAATACTCTCTATGAAGAACTAATGTGGCCACCTGATGTACCGTTAAAAATGAGGGCGGACTTTAAAAACAACAGGATTATTATTGAATTAGATGAGAAAACTACCTAAGTTTTTTGACGAAAATGATTTTAGAATGAATAAAGAATGGAAGGTCACTATCCTACCTTTATTCAATAGTCATGTCATATTCGTAGATGACATATACCAACACCCAGAAAAAGTTCATGAGTTCTTAGATCATGCTCCCATAGTATCTTTAAAACCACCTACCAAAGATGGTATAAATGGTAAAGAATTTATGGATGGTCAGAAGTATGCTGACTTTAGATATGATCCAACTAGAACAATTTTATTTCAAAAAATAACTGAGTTCTTTGGCATACCTGCACCAGAACCTTATGGTACTAATCCTATATCAGTTTTTAATCAGTTCAGATTGATAGAACCTTTTGGAGGAGAACCATATTGTTGGTCACCACATATAGATAATAAGTTGAATGTCTGCATTTATCTTAATCCAGACGAAAACTATACACCTGGCACTAGTTTTTATGATGCAACAGAATTAGGACATAAGATGTTGACTCAGGATACTGAGCATGTTCTCCCTTGGAAAGACGAAACATATTTTAAAGAGAAACTTTGCATTTTATCTAAATTTAATTCTTTAGTTGCATTTCCTGGTCAATGGCCACACGGACAAACTATTGTCGATAATAGATGGCAATTTAAAACACGATTTACAGAGGTAACATTTTTCTAATGATAGTACAATGCTTAGAGTGTAAGAAAGAAATTATAAGTAACGGTAAAATTCAAGCATGTGGTTGTAGCAATCATCTTATTGTGGATGATAAGGGTTATACTGCAAACGATCTTTCAAAAGTCGTATTACTAAATACTACAAGCAATGTCAGGAAAGCTGGACATTTGACGAAAGATCAGTTAGAATGGTCTGAAGGTCGCAAGAAGCGACGAATCCGTAAACTTACCTTCGAGGAACGCTAATGATTAACTTGGATACTAGATATCATTCTTATCTGCACAGTGAAAAAAGATTTGAGATTGATGGTATCCGAGAGAAGGTAACAGCATATGGGTACACCGATAATGGATCAGACATAGACGGTTACTATGTAAAGACAGAAAACCATACACTATACTTCTGTCTCAAAGGACTGTTTAAACACAAAGAATTGCTAGTCACCGAGTAGTGTGCTATAATATCAAAGCAGTAAAAATATTTTATTATGTCTTGCGGACAAAATCATACCTATGATGCATACCAAAAAGCATCTGATGCGATAAAAACCGCCTTAGTAGAGGCACTAAATAACGATGAAGATGACACAACTCTTGATCAGTGGTGGGATTGTTTCAAGGTAAGCAGATCCATTGCAGACTCAGCATCTTCACAGATTTCTTTTGGTGACGAAGTAGATTTTTCATTAACAACAAATTCTCCAATCATGGCAGACATTGATTTGACTAATGTAAAAATTGATACTAGTAATGCTCCAGAGGTTATAACAACAGAATAAATGAAAGCTCTCATCACAGGGATTACAGGGCAGGACGGTTCTTATTTGGCAGAACTTTTACTTGAAAAAGGTTATGAAGTTCATGGTATTGTAAGAAGAAGTTCTCTTATTAACACCCATCGAATAGATCATATATACGATCGGATCAATCTTCATTATGGAGACTTGACTGACTCTGGTAATATAATTAGTTTGGTTCAAAAAATCAAACCAACAGAGGTATACAACCTCGCTGCTATGAGTCATGTAAAAGTATCTTTTGAAATGCCTGAGTACACAGGTGAAGTAGATGCTTTAGGAACTCTTCGTTTACTTGATGCTATTCGTTTGTTGGAGCATGACTGTAGATTTTATCAAGCATCTACATCAGAACTGTATGGATTAGTACAGGAAGTTCCACAAACAGAGACAACACCTTTCTACCCTCGTAGTCCCTATGGTGTAGCAAAACTATATGGTTATTGGATCACTAAAAACTATCGTGAAGCATATGGTATTCATGCTAGTAATGGTATCTTATTCAATCATGAGTCTCAAAGAAGAGGTGAGACTTTTGTAACTCGAAAGATTACAAGAGGTCTATCTCGTATCTCTACAGGTATTCAACATGATTTAGTTCTAGGTAACTTGGATGCTAAAAGAGACTGGGGACATGCTAAGGATTATGTTCGAGGCATGTGGATGATTACACAACATGAACAACCAGATGATTTTGTACTAGCAACTGGTAAGATGTATAGTGTAAGGGAATTCGTAGAGAATGCTGCCGAGTATTTTGGATTTAAAATACAATGGCGAGGCGAAGGATTGCAAGAAACAGGATATTGTCCTACAATGGGTAGAGACATTATTCGAGTCAGCGAAAAGTATTACCGACCAACAGAAGTTGAACAACTTTTGGGTGATGCTACTAAGGCAAAAGAAGTCTTAGGTTGGGAACCAGAGTTATCTTTTAAAGATCTCGTAGAAGACATGTGTATTTACGGACAATGACATTACAGTGCAACAAGTTTCACAAAATTGAAAAGTGTAGAGTCTGTGGCAACAAAGATTACGATGTTGTCTTAGACCTAGGCAATCAATACCTATCAGGAATCTTTCCTAAGAAAGTTGATCCTGACATGTATAAGGGTCCTCTTACTCTCGTCAAGTGTGATGAGACTAAAGGTGGTTGTGGTCATGTACAGTTAGAACATACCTTTGATCTCCCTACAATGTATGGTGACGAGTATGGGTATCGTTCTGGACTGAATGGTAGCATGGTCAAGCACCTTAAGGGTAAGGCAGAGAAGATCCAAAAAGAAATCAAACTAGAATCAGGTGATATTGTATGTGACATCGCAGGAAATGATGGAACATTTTTAGGATTCTTTCCACAAGATTGTCAACTGATTAGTATTGATCCAACATCTAAAAAATTTAAAGATTACATTCCAGACAATGTACATTACATCGCAGACTTCTTTACATCAAAAATATTTAATGAGAGATTTGGAAAACAAAAGGCAAAAGTTATTACTTCCTTCTCGATGTTCTATGACCTTGAAGACCCATGTGAATTTGCTAGACAAGTAAGAGAGAGTCTTGATGATGAGGGTATCTGGGTATTAGAACAAAGTTATATGCCAGAGATGCTTCGTGTCAATTCATTTGATACTGTATGTCATGAGCATTTGTCTTACTATGGTATGAGACAACTCAAATATATCATGGACAAAGCAGGATTTAAAATTATAGATTTTGAATTCAATGATGTAAATGGTGGTAGTATATCTCTCGTAGTTGCAAAGAGCACTAGCACTAAAAAAGAATGCACTACAAAATTAACTGCACTTATTGCTAGTGAGTTGGAGGAGAAGTTAGATACAAATGAACCTTGGAGACAGTTCGGCATCAGACTAATACAGAATAGAGAACAGTTCTGGAAGATGCTAACTTTTTATAAAGAAAACAAGGCAACTATCTGTGCTCTAGGTGCAAGCACAAAGGGTAATGTGACCCTCCAGACATGGGAAGTCACACCTAATGATGTTTCAGTCATAGGTGATGTGAATCCCGATAAGGACGGATCATACACGCCAGGTACTTGGATACCTATTGCATCAGAAGAGAAAGTCATGGAACAAGAGTATGATGTGTACATTGTACTACCTTGGCACTTTAAAAATTTCTTTGTAAAAAATCCTAAGTTTAAAGGTAAGCGTTTATTATTCCCATTACCTCAACCAGAGGTAGTAATACCATGAAGTTAAGAACCATGAATAAAACTGATTGTATTTTTGTTGCAGGACATAAAGGATTAGTTGGTTCTGCAATTGTTCGTAGATTAAAAGAGGATGGTTATCTTAACATTCTTACTGTTAGCAGAGATCAATGTGATTTAACAGATTCTAATCAAGTTAAAAAACTATTTGAAACACATCGTATTGATTATGTTTTTGATGCTGCTGCTAGAGTTGGTGGTATCCATGCAAACGATGTTTATTCTGCAGAGTTTATCTATCAGAACACAATGATTCAGACTAACCTGATTCATTGGGCATACAAATACTTTGTTAAGAAGTTTGTGTTCCTTGGTAGTGTTTGCATCTATCCTAAGTTTGCTGAGACTCCTGTAAAAGAGGAGTCTATATTGACAGGTGAATTAGAACCTACTAATGAAGCATATGCTATTGCCAAAATACATGGCATAGAGATGCTTAAGATGTATAATAAACAGTATGGATTCAAGGGTGTGTCACTCATGCCTTGCAATCTATACGGTCCTAATGATAACTTCCATCCTGATAATGGTCATGTAATTCCTGCATTGATGACTAAGTTTAATAATGCTACTGAGGATACTGTTACATGTTGGGGCGATGGAACTCCTACTAGAGAGTTTATGTATGTGGATGATCTAGCAGATGCATGTCTTTTTGCTGTAGAACATTACAGTAATGGAGAACTTATTAATGTTGGATCAGGACAAGATGTTTCTATCTTCCATCTTGCACATAAGGTTGCTGCCCTTACTGGTTATCATGGTAAGATTGAATGGGATGTTAGTCGTCCTAATGGCACACCAAAACGACCATTAGATTATAGTAAAATAACAGAGAAAGGTTGGAGTCCTAAGTATGATCTTGATGCAGGTCTAGAGAAAACATATCTTTGGTTTCAACAGGCAACAAATTTACAAACTAGATGATTGGTATAAATGGAGTAGGTAAAAAAGGTGAGCGTCTTGCAAATCAGATGTTCCAATATGCTGCTGTAAAAGGCATAGCAAAAAACAGGGGGTTCACTTATTGTGTTCCCCCGTCTAACTTTAAAAGTAATGCACAACAATGGGAAGAGCATCAATTGTTTGTGCCATTTAAGTTAGAGACATTTAATAGTTTACAAATACAGTGGTTGGATCCTAAAAGACCAGTGTTACCAGAGAAACAATTTCATTTTGATGAAGACTTGTTTAATAACTGTCCAGACTGGGTTTCTTTGGGTGGATTCTACCAGAGTGAAAAATATTTTTTAAATGTTAGGGATGAATTATTAAAAGATTTTTCCTTTACTGATGACATAGAAAATCCCTGCACAGAAATGATGCAGGATCTAAATAAACCTATCGCTTTACATGTAAGACGAACTGACTATGCGAGATACTCACATCATCCCATAGTTGGTTTAGACTATTATGAAAAAGCACTGTCCTACTTCGATAAGGACAGGCAAGTGGTTGTTCTATCAGACGATCCTAAGTGGTGTCATGAACAATCCCTATTTGCTGATGATAGGTTTATGATTTCCGAGTCTGGAAATCAATACATTGATTTATGTTTAATGACTAAGTGCAGTGATTTTATCATAGCAAATAGTAGTTTTAGTTGGTGGGGTGCATGGCTTTCAACATCGTCAGAAAAACAAACAATAGCACCAATGAGATGGTTCGGTCATCCATTGGATCAACAACACAATACCAAAGATCTTTATTGCGAAGGTTGGATGAAACTATGACAAATGTGGCAATAGTATTCATAGGTACTAACAAGTACATTGATTTTTTACCAAAGTATTATGATACTTGCGAGGAGCATTTTATGCCCGATGCAAACAAACAATACTTCGTATTTACAGATGGTGATCTGGAGGGTAACATACCCGACAACATATCACTTTATAATATAGAACACAAACCATGGCCAGCAATAACTCTGGAAAGGTTTCATACTATATTAGAGGCCGAAAAAGAATTAAAAAGATATGACTGGATGATCTTTTTAGATGCAGACATGGTAGTACAAAAGAAAATATTTTCTTATGAAATATTAAATCCAGAAAAAAAATATCTTGCTGTACATCATCCATGTCATTATCAGGATTACACAGGAACATTTGAAACTAATCCTAAGTCAGAAGCATATGTAGAAGGTGAGCAAAAGAATTATTATCAAGGGTGTCTATGGGGCGGACAAATTAAAAGTGTTATCCCTATGATGAAAACTATAAAGCAAAGAGTTGACAAGGATTATGAGAATGATATAATAGCAGTGTGGCATGATGAAAGTCAGATCAATAAATTTTTTATTGAGAATGAAGATGAGGTAAATGCTTTACCACCTGACTATGCATATCCAGAGTGTTTTCCGCATTATACATATGATAGAAAGATTATTCATCTTGCAAAAGATAATTCTACATTACAAACATGAGTGACCCGAATGCTTGGCAATTGCCTACTTTTTATACAGCAGATAAAAAGAATCAACTTCGTTACAAATTTAAGAATATTGATCTGGTAAGTCAACAAAATTTTTCACAATGTTATCAGGATATGTTTGTCCTGTCCATGTTAGATGGTAAACCATATGGAACATTCTGTGAGATAGGTGCAGGACATCCTGTAATATCAAACAATACTGCCTTACTTGAATCTAGGTATGCATGGAACGGTATTGGATTTGAGATAAAAGAAACAGAGGCAGATTTATATAATGAACATCGCAAAGCACCTGTTGCTTTAGGTGATGCAACTACTGCTGACTTTGATCAGTTATTTGAAGAGGTAAAATTAGGACCTACCTTTGATTATCTACAAGTAGATTGTGAACCTGCACAGGTTACTCTAGATGCTATGAAAAAAATAGATCTAGACAAATATAAATTTGCTACAATTACATTTGAACACGACAAATATAATGATGGTGTTGCTGTACAAAAAGAGTCAAGAAAATATCTAGAAGAAAGAGGTTACGAATTAATTGCAGATGACATATCAGTAGATGACCAACATCCGTTTGAAGATTGGTGGGCACATCCTGATCTAGTAGATGGTAATATTATTGCTGCTATGAAATGTGTCACAGGAGAAACTAAAAAAGCAGAAGATTATATGTTAGGTAAATTATGAAAATAATATTGTGGGGGTATCCATTACATACCGATACCTATTCTTACATCTATGAGGCATTTCAAAAAGCATTTAGATCTTTAGGGCATGAAGTTCATTGGTTTACTGATGAAGATCATCCAGAGGATTTTGATTATGAAAACTGTTTATTCTTTTGTGAAGGATACAGAGATAAAAAAATTCCTCTAAAGAAGAGTAGTACATATGTATGCCATGTCTGTGTAAATCCAGAGAAGTATCTTGGCAATGTCAAGAAGTTAATTGACATGAGATATCATGTAGATTACATGGAGGATGTCAACTATACATACACTGTAGATTACAATAATTGCGAAGAGTTAGAGTCAGGTGTACTCTACGATAAGAATTCCTCAGATTATGATATAATATACATGGCATGGGCAGCAAACCTATTGCCAGATGAGATTGATCTTAACTGGGCAACCAGAAAAAGACATCCAGAATATCATATGATAGGTAGTATTTCCGAGAGCGGTCCTTTCGCTAACGGTCCTGCCATTTCTGAATGGATGCAAGAGTGTCGTTATGCAAATTTCAAATGCTTCTACAGTGATCCTTGGTCAAACCCACTTCCCGATGCAGAGTATAGAGAATACATGCAGAGATCTATCATGCAACCTGATCTCAGGAATGAGACTCATAAAGCATGGGGTGTGAAGAGTTGTAGAATTTTTAAGGCGATCAGTTATGGTCACTTAGGTATGACTAATTCACCTAAACTTGCTAAGTTTATTGATGATAGCATAGTATGTTCAGAAGACATCAAAGAACTTTTCCTCAAAGGATTCCAAAAACATGACAACATAGATTTGATTCAACATCAAATGAAAATTGTCAAAGATAAACACACATTTATCAACCGATCTAAAGGTATTTTAAAACTGCTTTAGTTATGTACAACCCACTTAATTTTAATATCAACCCTAAGTTTCAACACTTTGAATTTTCTAGGGATCATCTACCTACTGTTGTTGTTGACAGTTTAGAAGAATGGAAACCTCTCAAGGTAGCAGAGGTAGGTGTAGAGTATGGAGGATACTTAGACATATATTATCCTCAGATGAAAGATTTTGTTGAGAAATTTTATCTCATTGATAAATGGCAGACAGAAGGTAACGATGCACACTTTACTAAGTTTGAAGATCGTGTAGAGCAAGGGTATGCTAGAGTCAAAGAAATCTATGGTAATAATCCACAGGTAGAAATGTGTAAGGGTGCTTCAGTAGACTGGGCAGCAAAGTTTGAAGATGGATTCTTTGATTATGTTTACCTAGATGCTGATCATAC